CGTTACCGTTCCTAAATCCTACTTCACCGCCTTCTGCTTCTATGCGTTTGATAACATCTTCAAACAAGATAGGAGCAAAGTCTGGAGTTTGTTCTACGCAAACGCAATGATATCGAACATCGTTTTCATCGCTGTACAGGATTTCTCCTGTGCGTACATCAACTCCTCGAGCCTTACGTACACGATTTGCGTGAGTATGACCGTGAATGTTGGTACCAAAACGACCTAAGCTATCGCTGTGTACAGGAATATGACTTAAGATCATACCGTTCATAACATGATAAGCTCTAAGTTCTCTAAAGTACTCGCGATACTCGTCATCTCTAAAGATGTCGTGATTGCCACGGATAAGCACCTTGTCCCCATTCAAGCGGGACAGGGTTTTCAGCGCCTTGCGGTTTATAACCACATCGCCAAGGTGATAGACCTTGTCCGTGGGCTTGACTCGATCGTTCCACGCTTTGACCATTGCTTCGTCCATTTCCTCAGCAGAGTCCCATGGACGTAATTTTGTAACACCATCGTTACGTGTGAAGCGACATACACCTGTGTGACCAAAGTGCGTATCGCTGACTAAAAATACACTAGGCATACATTGCTCCTTTCATTAACATTCTAAATCAATATGACGACCTTTGTCTAAATCTAAACGAAGATTTCTTCTTACACGATCTGCTATAACCTGTTCAAATCTTCGTTCTTCAATCTTTTTAGCATAGTCTTCAGTTCGTTGTTTTTCCAAACGAGTCTGATCCAATCTATATTGTTCTTGATTATATTTTATAACACTTTGTTCTGCTCTTGAAATACTCATAGATCATTCCTAAATGTACGCCAATCATCGATATTTGGTTTCTCGTCTGCATCGTAGGTCCAACCTAGCGCCTTCATCATGCGATGTTTGACTAGCAGGTTAGGACTACGAAAACGCTCTGTATCGTTAAAGCCCATCATGACTCCCACTTCACAGACCGCACCCGAACGGCAAATGCCTGCGTAGCAATGAACGACCACATTCATACGATTGTCTAATGCATGTTGCAGTAAACGAACAAGCTCTGCGGCCTGCTCATGACTACAACGCATAGCTTCGTCTAGAGCAAAGTCCTTTTCTTCAATGTCCAAAAACTCAAAATTGTGACGTTCTTTAAACTGGTGTTTGGCTTCAGGTCGCCAACTAGCAGGATCCACAATGCTGATCAGCATACTGTTTGGGCCAGCATCGTGATGGAATCCCGTTGGGATATCAGCAGCCGCTACATTTTCAATCCACGGCATAATGCCTCCTATTATAATCTATACGAAACACGCCCCTTGGTCATATCGTAGGGGCTAACCTCTACCTTAACACGATCGCCTAGAATGATACGAATCTTGTGTTGCTTTAACTTGCCACTAGTATAGCAGAGTAAAATGTGTGGTAGATTATCTACCTTTACCTTAAACATATTACCGGGCAGAACTTCTTCCACTGCACCTGTTAATTCAATTATATCTTCTTTGGCCATCTAGTTTTTATCTTTCCTTTTTTACACGGCCGATACGGCTCGCTTTGTTCCAATCGTATTTAACGCCATCTGGGCAAAATCCGTCTTTAACGCTGTCTACACCAAACAGGCCTACGATTTCAAATTCGCCACCTTGTATGGTAACAAACACATTTAATTCTTTGGCAAATGCCATTGCCAAATCTAAATTGGCAAACTCTGTTGAGTTTTCTTTTTCTATTACTTTATACATTCTATCATTATACTTTCTTTTTTACATTTTGTCAATGGTGCTCTTACCAAGAATCGAACTTGAAATACATCCTTACCAAGGATGCGTTATGCCATTTAACTATAAGAGCAATTTGGTCCAACTAGCAGGAATCGAACCTACATTCTCACTTTAGGAGAGTGATGTATTTTCCATTATACGATAGCTGGAAATAATATTCTTTTATAATCTTCAAATTTCCACAAGGGTGCATAATTCGATCTAAGAGTTAAAATCACTCTTGTTTTATCAGAGGTAGTATTATCAAAGTCGTGATAGATATCTGTATTAAAAATTACAGCTTCGCCCATTTTGAAAATCATAGTTTTTTTAGGAACATGATTTTCACGTTTGAAATTAATAATATCCCTAGTCGTGCCGCCCTTAGTTTCAATTTCATAATTGTCAAATTCTGTGTTATCATACCAATGAGTTTCACAGGTTTCGTTTTCGATTTGGATGGCAAAATTCAAACCTACTTTGTATGCTAGGCCATCTCTATGTGCGGGATAATAGATACCAGGCGGACTTATGAACAAAGAAAATCTAGATAAGTTAAAATCAAGTCTTCTGTGTTCAGGAACCCAAGGCAATATTTTTGTAGCGGCCATTACAGGTAATCTATAATGTGTAAATCTTTCTTTATTAAATTCTGATTTAAATTTTAAACACTCCGAAACTATGTTATCGTATCCCGAATAATTAAATTTTATAAAATAAGGACTAGCATCTTCGATTATTACCATGCTTCTATTTATTAATAAAGAAAAACCTCACCGTAAGTTTATAACTTAGAGGGTGAGGCCGTGTAGTGGAGCGGCTAGCGAGAATCGAACTCGCGAATAAACCTTGGCAAGGTTTCAGGTTACCATTACATCATAGCCGCACTTGAGTATACTCATAGTTTACAGTGTTGGGATTTTCCCTGTAAACGTCAGCACCGTTCTTTAGATGAAATCGTTTGGCCATATCAGTTTTTGGACTAAGTGTGACAAATCGATCTACACTAGGAAATTGCTTTTGTATTTCTGCTACAGTTGCTCTTAACAGCTCTACACCAGCACCCGGAGCATAACTCCAGATAGTATAGAAAATTGCTGTTGTAGGCACTTCCGCATCTCTGCTTAGATCGCACACATCTTCTGGAATGAAGTCGTGTAAGCTAACGCAAACCATAGCACGTGGAAGGTCTTCAACTAGAGCACTTACAAACTTGTTCTTTCCTACCCTAAATTCTTTGGGTAATTCCGGACGAACAGGGTCATCCTTGATATAATCTAAGAGCGGATCGGTTAGATTTGTGATAAAGGATAGCATTATTTTTCTCTCTGTTGATAACAAAAAAACTCTCTTTGTTATATGCGTACTTATCTCTTTTCCGCAAAATGTGTGTTACAATTTTATTACGGAAGATATTCTATGTCAACTGCTAGAATAAATCTATAATCATTACTTTGAACTACGCCCGGACGATGCCATTGATTACTTGGATACAACAACCAATTGTAATCAGTAGGGCGAACAAAAAACTTGCCATCGCCGTTTGGACCGTTTGGTGCCATTTCTGTTCCACAGTAATCTCTATCTTTTACATCCTCGGGAATATACAGATAAAAGATACCGCTTAACATCTTGGCATTTGGGTTTGTAGGATGCCAATGATCGTGCCATAATTTTTCACGATCTTCTACACCTTCTAGATTAGTCATAAATGACCATGCCATCATGTTATTAACTTTTACTTCTCGCCCAAGATACATAAAAACGCTAAACAAAAAACTCATACGGTATTTTAACCATACAGCTTCTTGTCTAGCAAAGATATTTTCTCGAGTCTGATACTTAGGGCTATTTGTAAAGTAGTTCCCATCAGCGATAATATTCTTTATAATGCCTATGGCAGTTGTATTATCTTCTTTACTGATCGTAGAACTAAAGTCAAATTTTCTAAAGGTATCGTTTTGGTCAATAACTATATGCATAATTTGGAGCGGGGTAAGAGAATCGAACTCTCCGCATCAGCTTGGAAGGCTGAGGTATTACCACTATACGAACCCCGCATTGTTCTTTCTATTTATTAATCCTCTTCCGGAGGATTGGCCAAAGGTGAAGTTGAAGGCTTTTTCTTTGCCCAAGGTGAATAGGATTCTCCTTCAACTCTGCCACTTTGATTTGGTTTCAGTTGTTGAATAACGCCACCCTTGGCTAAAAATTCTTCTAATGCTGCATCTGTTGCTGCTTGATCTTCTGCTTTTGTCATATTGCCTTTTTTAAAAAATTGGTCGGAGTACAAGGATTCGAACCTTGGACCCCCTGGTCCCAAACCAGGTGCGCTACCAGACTGCGCCACACTCCGAATTAACTTGGTATTATATGAGGAACATACGGCACTGCTCTAGGACCGTGGCGTTGTTGTAGAAGCTTCATAGCTTCTTGTGCATTTTCTGCACCAACACGATCCTTGAACTCTCGGCCGTTTACTCTAATTGTTGCTTCAAATAATTTCATAATATTGGTTGCGGAGGCAGGATTCGCACCTGCGATCT